AATATTATACGGATGGCCGCTTTACCAATTTGAATTTTGAATTTTAAAATTCAAAATTAAAAAGATAGAGGACTATATAATGTACACCAATACACCGATTCATAGCACAAAGGTTTTCTCTCCCAATCGGTGTACAAGGGCATATTTGTAAATATGGCTCCACCGAAACGTTTTAGAATAAACAGCAAAAATTATTTCGTTACATACCCACACTGCTCGCTCACTAAAGAGGAAGCTCTTACCCAAATTAAAGCCCTAGAAACTCCAACAAATAAATTATTCATCAGAATTTGCAGAGAGCTTCACGAAGATGGGAGCCCTCATCTCCACATCCTCATCCAATTCGAGGGGAAATACCAATGCACAAATCAACGATTCTTCGACCTCGTATCCCCAACCAGGTCAGCACATTTCCATCCAAACATTCAGGGAGCTAAAAGCTCTTCAGATGTCAAGACCTACATGGAAAAAGACGGGGACATCATTGATTTTGGAGTTTTCCAAATCGATGGAAGATCGGCTAGAGGAGGTTGCCAGTCTGCCAACGACGCATATGCCGAGGCAATCAACTCAGGATCTAAGTCATCGGCACTCTGTATATTAAGGGAGAAAGCTCCCAAAGATTTTGTTTTACAATTTCATAATTTAAATAGTAATTTAGATAGGATTTTTGCTCCTCCGTTGGAGGAATTTATTTCTCCTTTTTTATCGTCTTCTTTTGATCAAGTTCCGGAGCAACTTGAGGAATGGGCTGCCGAGAACGTCAGGGATTCTGCGCGGCCATGGAGGCCCATGAGTATTGTGATAGAGGGTGATAGCAGGACAGGGAAAACTATGTGGGCCAGATCTCTTAGTCCACGTCATAATTACCTTTGCGGCCATCTTGACTTAAGCCCCAAGATTTACAGCAACGAGGCCTGGTACAACGTCATTGATGACGTGGATCCCCACTACCTAAAGCACTTTAAGGAATTCATGGGGGCCCAGAGGGACTGGCAAAGCAACACCAAGTACGGGAAACCAATTCAAATTAAAGGTGGTATCCCAACAATCTTCCTCTGCAATCCAGGCCCAACGTCATCATACACCGAGTATTTAGACGAGGACAAGAATGCTGCCCTAAAGGCCTGGGCAATTAAAAATGCAACCTTCGTCACCCTCTACGGCCCACTCTACTCAGGTACCCATCAAGGTGCGACACAGATCAGAGAAGAGGAGACAACCACGCAGGAGGAGGATTGACATAAACTGCGGGTGTTCTATCTACGTCGCATTAGGCTGTGCAAATCATGGATTCACGCACAGGGGCCACCATCACTGCAGCTCAGGCATGGAATGGCGCGTATATCTGGACAGTGCCAAATCCCCTATATTTCAAAATCACGAGCCACGCCCAACGACCATTCAACATGGAACAAGACATAATAACTATACAAATACAATTCAACCACAACCTCAGGAATCAACTGGAGATACACAAGTGCTTCCTCTGTTTCAAGATTTGGACTCACTTACATCCTCAGACTTCGCATTTCTTGAGGGTATTTAAGACACAAGTGTTGAAGTATTTAGATAATTTGGGTGTAATTTCAATTAACAATGTAATTAGGGCAGTTGATCATGTATTGTATAATGTATTAGAGAAAACAGAGTATGTACAATCATCTCATGATATAAAATTCAAGCTTTATTAATTTTGTACTGAATCGTAGAAATACACTCTGATTTTTAATGTAGCATACACTGGATTACTGGCATGTGTACAAGCCATATACAATAACAAAGCATTTTCAGTATGATTCTCATATTTAGCCTGCTCTTGATGATTGTAAGTGACATGATGATTCAGCTTCCAGAACCTCTTGATGATTGCTTGTTCCTTAGACGCATACTGTCCACCAGTTACAGTTGCACTGAACCTATGTAGAACCTGCAAGCGATCTCTTAATTCTTGTTTAACAGTGGCAGTACTGGGTTCATTCTCAAACATATTGAATGCCTCTTGAAATCCATAAGGCGTTGAACCAGAACGTCTATCTCTAACTAACCAAAACAACACGTTGTTAGTGTGATTCTTGGTCTTAATATTTTCATCCATCCATATTTTACCAATAATATAAACAGATTTTATACAAAATCTCTTCCCAACACGATGAGTAAGCCCATTACCACGGGTGATATCAGAGACACAGAGCAAAGTACCAGAATGACCAACATCATTTTTCTTCTCATACGACTGGACCTTACATGGACCTTCACACCCCTTAGGCACATCAGGACTTCTATACATTCTGTACATCCTGGGCTTCCGATACATGGGCCTTTGAGCCCATGATCTCCTTTTGTTTGTGGCGAGGGCAATGGGGACACTCGCACGGTTGGCATACGGGCTGTCGAAGTTCAGACGGCGCCGTACCTTGGAGACGGGAGTGAAAATCCCTATATCTGCAGGACGCTTCGACATAGCTCTTCGCACGAATCACACCTATGAGATCACGAAGCAAATCGTAACCTACCGTATCCGGAGAGTATGTAGCCTCAACAAGTAGAAGATATTTAACCGCTAGCATACAACGAAAACCGTGAACGGTTTCAGGGAAATCGTTAAGTAAAGGATCCCACATCTTTACCCTTTAAAATTAGGGCTGACGTATATAAAGACAAAAGGTGATGTCAACATCCACTTATATAGCATTCAAGGCACAAATCTCATTGGCCGACAGGGGGGGACCACCACGAAATTTCGGGCGGCCATCCGGT